CTCGTCGCCTCCGGCGACATCAACCCGTTCCGTTTCGTTGAACTGTCCGGCGCTTGGACTGGTTCGCAGGCCAACGCCGCATCGGACAACATCCTCGGCGTGACGGACGGCAGCGTTCGCCGCTTTGACTCCACGCTGAACGCGGTCAGCGGCGATCAGATCAGCATGCAGCCGACCAACACCGTTCAGGTCGAGGCAGGCGGAAACATCACCGCAGGCGCGATCTTGACCTCCGATTCGGTCGGCAGGGCCGTCGCCGGAGCGTCGGGGAATGTCTGCTACTACCTCGCCCTCGAAGCCGGAGCGTCGGGTGAGATCATCCGTGCGTTCCGCTTCGGTACTCGCACTGTCGCCTAAGCCATCACCCAACAAGGAGGACTGAACCATGGCTTTCACTGTTGTCGGTGGTGGACTCTCGACTTACGTCCCGTCCACCAATGATCTCGCAACGGGTGCCCTGCAGGTGGAGTTCACCCGCTCGGTCAACTCGTTCGCTCTCTCGCGCTACGCGCAGATCGTTCCCGTCACGAAGATGACGGGCTACTACCTCCGTCAGGACGTGCCGGACAATGTCCGACTGACGAGCAACAACGAGTTCGCGTGGCCGCTGGGCAATGACCGCCCGACGGGCAAGCAGAACGCGTTCGACTTCGTGCAGTACGCCACGCAGCGCTTCGCGTTCCCGTTCTACATCCCGCAGGAGACGGCGAATCAGGCCGCTTGGGATGTGGTTGCGCAGCACGCCCGCAGCAAGGCCCAGCTCGCCATGACGGCGCGCACGAGCCGTGCGGCGAGCGTGTTGACGACCTCGGGCAACTGGGGCACGAACGTGGTGGCCAACCCGACCGTGGCGCCGATCTCGGCGACGGGGTACTGGAACAGCACGACCGCCTCGGAGGGCAACATCCAGAAGTCGATCCAGTCCGTCATGCGGCAGGTCAGCCTGTCGAGCGGCGGCGCGATCGCTCCCAACCAGCTCATCATGGTCATCTCCCCGACCGTGGCGCAGGCGATCTCGCAGGCGCCCGAGACGAAGGAGTACGTGAAGAACTACCCCGCCGCCCTGTCGTTCTATCAGGGCAGCGACACGTTCTCGCGCTGGGGCATCCCGCCCACCCTGTTCGGCCTCGGCGACGTCGTGGTCGACGACTCCGTGGTCGTCACGAGCAAGAAGGGCGCGACCCTGTCGACCTCGTACATCTACGGAGAGTCGGCCGTGTTCGTGTCCCGTCCGGGCGGTCTGGTCGGCGTGGAGGGCGCTTCGTCCTTCAGCACGATTCAGATCTTCGCGTACGAGGACATGACCGTCGAGCAGTTCAATGATCCGCTCAACCGTCGCCTCGAGGGCCGCGTCATCGACAACTCGGTGGCAGCGGTGGTCGCCCCTGTCGGCGGCTACCTCATCAGCGACGTGCTGACCTGATCGCAGCATGGAGATGCATGGGCGGGAGGGGCTTCGGCCCCTCCCTCCCATCGCATGAGGGCGGCAAATGGCCTACGCTGAGTACGAGGACATGGAGGCCGCGCTCGATCAGCGCATCATCGCCGAGTTGTGCGGCGATGCGGGGGTTCCGATGCCCGGACCAAACCCGATGACGACCAGTGCGCTCGACCGAGCCACGGCGATCATCCGCTCCTACGTCCGTGTGGGCGGGGTGTATTCCGAGGAGGAGCTCGCAGCGCTTGACGCGGCGAACGACCCGCTGCTCGTGACCATGTGCGTGGATCTCGCCACGGAGTTCCTGTTCCAGAGGCGCGGCACGCGGCTGACCCCTGCCATCGAGCAGCGGATCAAGCAGACCTACTCCATGCTTGAGGGCCTCCGGGACGGCAAGATGCTGTTCGGCGGGGTCGCGTCGAACGTGGATGCCGGGACGCCGACGATCAAGGCGATCCCGACCTCAAACCTGTCGTGGTACAACGCCGTGTCGAACAGCGGGTTCTTCCCCTTCCGGCGCGGCAGCACCTATCCCGGCTGACCATGGGATGGGGAAGCCGAGTCTCCAAGGCCCTGAAGCGCCCGGAGGTTCGGAAGGGAATCGCTGCGGCGGTGGCGACCTATGCGCAGCAGCACATTGAGCAAGGGGCAGGCCGTGGCCGATCTGGCACGAAGTCACAGTTCGCCCCTCTCGCGAACATGACGGGGCGGTTCTGGACTTTCAAGAAGCCCCGAAACCAATCTGACATCCTCGACACCCGGGAGGTCCCGGGCTTGAAGAAGGTCAAAGACGGCACCGGGCATCGTTTCGTCATGGCGAAACTGAAGCAGTACCTCGTGGTGGGGCGGTCATATCGGGCAGGCGGACAGCCCCTGCGGGACACCGGGCGGCTGCTGCGCTCCCTCAGCGCCAAGGCAAAGGCCACCGGGCCGACGAAAGTATCGGTCGTGCTGCGCGGCGAGCAGTACGGCATCTACCACGAGAAGGGGTTCAAGACTTCCGGCCCGAACTACATCCCGCTGACCAAGAAGGGCAAGCGAAAGCACAAGACGGGGTCGAACCCGGAAACGGAAGACCTCGTCCGGGGCAAGGACTTCACAATGGCGTGGAACGGTGTTACCGTACCCGCACGGCCATTTCTCGTCCCGACGAACGCTGAGTTCGGCGAGATCGGTCGGACGATCAAGGTCGCGCTCGCACAAATCCTGAAAGGCAGAGCCTCGTAATGGCGACATCATTCACCGTCTCCGGACCTACGATGCTGAAGGTTGCGACGACCGCAGGCACGTACGTCGATCTCGGAATGGCCGACAACGACACGCTGCCGAGCGTGACGATCACGGATCACATCCACGAGATCAAGACCAGCGCGAGCGGCGCGGTTCCTGAGGAGCTCGTCCTTCAGGGCATCAGCGCCACCATCACCGTGACGCTCGTGAAGTGGGATGTCGAGATTTGGGAAGCGCTGCAGGCGCATCAGCGCGGAGCGGCCTTCACGGCCGACATCGGGACGATGATGGTCAACAACGCCACCCCTCGGGTCTTCGGAGTGCAGCTCGCTCCGGTCGAGGCGACGCAGGCGGGTTACACGTTCACCCGCTGTTACCTCATGAACGACACGAGCGATTCCAACTTCGGGAACGTGGAGCGGAGGCTCGCGATCACGTTCCGTGCGATCCCGGACAACAACGGCCAACTCTGCACCTACGCTGCGATCACGTAATGCCAAACCTCACCCTAGCCGAAGATCCGCTCCTGTTCCTCATCGAGACGTCGCATGGCCAGATGGCCGTGCAGTTGACGGAGATGATGTATGAGATGCACAAGCAGGGCGTGGAGAATCCTACGCCCGAGCAGGCTGTTGCGGCAATCCGAAAGTGCAGCCGGACTCCAGAGGTCGCGAACAAGTGCAGCGACGCGGAGTTGTTCGCCTTCTTCCAGAGGATGACGACCGCTGCGCTCTCGGCGGGAAACGCCTGAGGGGAGCGGCCAGATTCTTGGCGGCCTACGGTCGCCTCCCCTCGGAGTTCGACGAGACGACCGCCATGGGACTTGCCTTGAACATCCCCATGATCGAGGCGCGAGTCGCGCTATCCCTCATGCAGGGAATCTCCGCGGCCTTCGGGGACGAGAAGACGCTTGAGCACGTTCTCCATATCGCGACCGGGGATGCGTCTCTGGCATTCGCCGCACGCATCAGGGCGCAGCACGCCCGGGCGGCATCACAATGAACAGCAACGCCGTCTGGGACGAACTGCAGTCCGAGATCCGCGCATGGATGTCGCAGCGCGGGTGGGGCGATCAGGTCTACCTCACCGAAGGCCCGAACGAGGCGGTGACGGCACCTTACGCCGTCCAGATCATCCCTCGCGGGGATGCGGCGATGCACCCCAAGAGCGGTGCCGCGCTCGTTGAGGTCACGATCGACATCGTGGTGTGGTGGAGGAATCTCCTCGATCCCGTGGCACAGGCGAGCATCCGCATCGGCGGGGATGACGGCGTCGAGCAGTTCGTCGAGGGACTCCGGATCCTCCTGAACGGGAACAGGCTGAACAACACGCTCACGATCCCGATGGTGTGGAGGAACGGCGGAACGGTCGAAGCGGTCTCGGAGCTCGAGGGCTGGATGCGAGCGACCGAGACTTTCGGGTGCGCGTATGCGCCGGAGTGGGGGTACTGAGATGGCAACCGATCTCGGGCAAATCGACATCAACATCAACGAGAAGGGCGGCGGCGGCGGCGGCGAGTTGTTCAGCCCGACCGATGCGGCCAAGCCCACCAGCCTGATGAGCAGGCTGCTCGGGATCAACGAGCAGCGCCTGCGCGCTGGTTCCGAAGTGTCTGGGTTCCTGCGACAGCCGACGCTCCGAAACGTCGGAGACGTTCTGTCTCCGGAATCCGCGACGAGGCAGGCATTTGGGTCCCTCCGGGCAAGCATGGCCAAGATCATGGGGCCGGATGGCGCGATCGGCAAGGCGATGCAGAGGGGAGGCGCGTTGCACGGTATCGGCAGGCACACGGCGGGTCTTCTTGGGCCCGGCGGAGTGATGGCCCGGTCACTCCTGTTCTTGGGGAAGATCGCCATCCCGGTCGCGATTGCGATTGCTGCCATCGGATCTGCGGCCTACGTAGCGTATCAGGCGCTCAAGAAGGTTCGCGAGATCATGGAGGGCTTGACTGATTCCCTCCGGGACATCAGCCCGCAGATCGCGCTCGGAGACGCAATCGCGCAGCTCACGAAACTGAAAGCGCAGTTGCGAGCGAACGCCGAAGTCGGAGCTCTGCTCGGCAAGCAGGTTCAGACGCAGGCACTTCTGGACGCCGCGTTCATGCGCCTGAAGACCAGCCTCACCCACAACTTCGGACCGCTGGTCATCCTCATGACCAAGGCCCTGATCGGAGGCGTTGACTTCCTCATCCGGGGGATCGAGGGAATCATGCAGGCGATCGGAGGCCCGGGCGGGTTGATCTCGATGATCGGCCGATTCGTGAAGGGCATCTACAGCCATCCGCTGATGAAGATGTTTGCGGCAGGCAATCCGGCGATGGCTGCGATGTTCAAGGCGCTTGAGGCATCCGGAGACACCATTGACCAGATCGGCCGGGACGTGTCGCAGATCAAGCGCAATACGTCCAAGGACGAGATCTCGGACAGCAACCAGCCGTTCCTGCAGGACCTGCGGTTCATGGGAGTACCAATCTGATGCCGATGCCGACAGGAAACGCCACGATCACGTATTCGTCCAACGGCAGGAACTATGTGCTGCCATTCTGCACGATCACGGACTTCAATGAGCGTCCGGAGTATGCGCCGGACGGACGAACGATTCAGGAGATCGCCCTGACGATCTCTGGTACGTGCGTGTTCGGAGAGCAGACGCCGCCCGATCTGTACGAGGCCCTGCAAGCGGTCTCCATCGACGGCCCCGGCAAGATCGAAGACGTGCTGATCGAGATCGGGGGGGAGGAGTTCTACTACATCCCCGAAGACTCGCGGCAGGGCCCGTTCCTGACGCTGTCCGTGACCGAGATCGTTGGCGTGCGTGCGGCGGTCGCAACGTTCACCATCGCCGCGCACGTGACGGAGCGGCGCAGTTGGTATGGGGGGCTTGCGACTCAGACATACGCACCGATCGCACACTGCTGGACGCAGTCATTCTCGCTGGACGCAGGCGGACTCATCACTCGAACCGTCCGGGGAACCCTGTCGATCGACATCTCCGCGAACGGAACGGAGTTCGAGCCAGCGAAGGACGGAACGCTGGCGTATACGAACGACATCGCTGCGTGGGCAGACCTGTTCCGCCGCGTCTGCCTGCCGATCATCCCGGAGGGGAAGATCTGGCGAAGGGAGTCCCAGACTTTTGCGGTCAACGAGGCCGGGACCGCACTGACCTACGAGATCGTTGACTCGCAAGCGCGTGTGCAGTTGCCGGACGGCGCGTATGCAGGCACCGCCGACTACTCGTACGAGAGAAAGCGCTCATCGCTTGCGCTCGCCATCGTTCGGTTCGAATGCGAGCTCGAAGGACCCGTTGACGGGGATGTACGCCGCCTGATCTGGGGTGCGGTCGTTCTCGCGCAGTCGCGCATCCGCTTCGATCAATGCCTGATCTCCCGCATGGTGGTTCAGGAGATGCAGTTGCTCAAGAGGTCGAAGATCCGGTTTGAGCTCGAAGCGGAGGCGCTTGCGACTGCCATCGAACTGAATACTCCCGGGGCGACCACGATCGCCGTCCCGATGGCGCAGTACATCGGCAAGAACTTCACGATGGCTCGCGCCAACTCGCAGGTCATCGACCCGTATGGCACGCCTACCAACTCCTACTGGGCTTATCCGCACTGGGAGGGAAACACGCTGAGCGGCAAGACTGCGGCCCCGAGCGAGATCGCTCGCGCTGCCGTCGAGGCCTTCACGCAGACTGCTGTCTCTCCGGCCGCCCCGGTCATCACGATCATCGCCCCGGCGACGGATCTCATTTCGGTGAACGCGGTCATGAATGTCGGGCCGTTCGCGAACAAGATGACGATCGCGGTGGGTGGGTCGGAGCAGGGGACGACGCGACCGATCGAGACCGTCGAGGCAGCGAGCAGCCACACCCACGTGAACAGCAAGACCCGGATGCACAGGCTGCAAACGCTTTACACGGAAGGGTCGGACTTCGTGTTCCAGAACGGGAAGCCGTCGGTGGTCATCACCGAGCGCATGGAGATCAAGCGCATCAACAAGCCCCCGAACCGGATCATGAGGCCAATCCCTGCCGGATTCGTGGTCCTCGAGGATGATTGGAAGACCAACTTCGGGGCCATCGACCAGAACGGCAATCGAACGTTCACGGGCGTCTATACGCGCACGCTGCTCGCGTACGACGGCGGTGGCACTACGAGCAACGGCTACGCGACTTCGAGTTCGATCCGTACGTGGTGGAGCCCATCGCTCGAGGTGCAGCCCCCGTTGTCGCTCGGCTACGACACGGATATGCAGGCGACTAGTGCGTCGGTCCTCGTCGCCTCCACTACCGGACAGGGCTACTCGGTCGGAGCTCGTCCGGCATATCTCGCATGACCCTCAAGGCGTACATCAAGGTCGGACACTCTCAGAACGCCCCGATCGTTCCGATCCTGCTGCCGGACGCCAAGATGCGGGAGATCGCAGGGCAGATCGGCATCCCAGAGAGCGACCTGTTCAGCGTTTCCGTGCCTGTTGGCATGACTCGGCACACGCGGATCTCGTGCCTCGTCGCGAGCACGCAGATCGCGACGGTGTTCTCGCACGACAAGGTTCATCTGTTCCTCGAGGACTCAAGCGGCAGGCAGATCGAGATCAAGGATCTGTATGTCCGTCCTCCTCAACCCTTTCTCTGGCGGCAGTCGGGCGGACCCGTGCTGCTCGAGCTCGTGGACGAGAGGTGGTATTGGCGGTACAGCGCTGCGGCGCTGACGGGATCTCAGTTCTCGTTCATGTGGTCGTCCGACGGCCGATGGCAACTGGATTCGGTTACGTCGTACGACGACCTGCTGCTGGCGATCGACTCTTGGGCCACGGCCAACAACCTGCAGATGCCGGCGCACTTCACGGCCCCGGCCACGCCCTACATCCGAAGGCTGTCCGACCTGATCGGTTCTCCTACGGTGTCCCTCGCGACCATTCTCGATGCAATCGCCGTGGCGACGAGGCAGATCATCGTCGCGGACGGAGAGCACGTTCGCTTCCGGCTGCGGGACGACCTGCAATCGAAGTATGACGCGGCAATGAACGCATACCGCCTCGCCATCTGTGGCGGAGGACAGGCGACGAACGACCCGGCAGGCGGAACGGACCCGATGGTGAACCTCTGGTCGCAGTACGGGTACACGCACCGCGCACCCGCATCGTGCAGCGTCGTGCTGCCGAACCGATCAATCGAGGGCCTGACCGTCTACGACAACTGCTCGGAGCTCGTGACGCCAGCCACGCAGGAGAACTTCCCCTACTCCTTCCTGTACACGGCAGGGGACATCCCGACATGGCCGCGTGCGCCGCTCGACAAGGGGCAGGGATTCATCCCGGATGCCGCAGTGGTCTGCTCCGGCGCAGACGGCTCGACGCTCACGACCTTCCCCGGCTGGAATCCGGTGGCGCTTGCGGCGTCCATTCGCACCGACTACCTCGAGCGGTACACCAAGATCCCCTTCGGCCGCACGGTCTGGGCAGGATGGCTTCCGTCGTACAAGCCGCAGCATGGCCAGACGCCCGAGCAGAACCTCGGGCAGATCGGGTGCGTGACCTATCGCATCGCGGAGATCGACGGGGAGATGTCGCCGTTCACCGTGTCGGAGTGCGATCAGTCGGATTGGCGCTTTGGGCTGTCCGGCGAGGCGTGGTCGGAACCGAGCCAGATCGTGACCGCCAAGGGCAAGGCTCAGGCATACCGAAACTGCGTCGGAGCCACGATCATCGACGTGCCGCCCCCGAACACCCGCGTGTTCCCTGCGCGCATCACCGGGGCCACGGAGCTCGCGCCGTGGAAGTGGCGATACACCTTCACGGAGGTAGAGCCTCAGGTCCCGCCGGAAACGGATCCCGCTCCTTCGGCCTCGATGGGCGCGTACGCCCGGACAGGGCACGCCCGGAACATGGCGGAGGGCGGGAACACCTACCTCGGTGCGAGCAATCCCGGCAACGTCATCGCCCCCGGCGTGTACCAGAACGACTACGCGAATGCGGACATCGAGGCGGAGCCGATCAGCACGGGCACCATCGTCGAGATGGTTGAGCAGTTCCGGACCGCCCGAACCGATCCACCCATGACTGCCGCCGAAGGTCCCGCGTTCTGGTTCTCGATGCCGAACGCCGTCCGCGTAGTATGCGTGCAGCCCTGAACCGCAGCGGAGGATGGAATGCAGCAGCGCTGGAACATCATCTTCGAGCAGGGGGCGACCTATCAGGTCACTATCACCGTCACGGGCGTGCCGCTGATCGAGACGGCGACAGGCTGGCGAATCACGTGCGCGATGAAGAACGACGATGCGTTCTTGGTCGCGACGACCGACAACTACATCAGCGCAGGCGCGACGAGCAATCAGAAGGTGCTCACCGTCCCGTCCACCTTGACGGCGGCGTTTGAGACAGGGAACGGCAGGTACGACTTCGACATCCTCTGGGCTGGCAACATCGTGCGCCGCTACATCTCGAACGGCTACGTTCAGGTCAACCCGAAGGCAGGCTGACGATGCCTGATGTCTCCGTAACGACGACCGGAGACGCGGAGGTGACGGTTGACGGAACGAACGTCACCGTCGCGGTCACGCCAATCGAGGTCGAGGTCACGATCGCTTCCGGTCAGCCCGGAGTCGGAATCCCGGCAGGCGGCGCAACGGGACAGGTGCTCGCGAAGGCCTCCGGAGCGGACTACGACACGGAATGGGTGAATCAGCAGGGCGGCGGAGGGGCTGTTGACTCCGTGAACAGCCGGACCGGGGCGGTCACGCTTGGCCCGACTGATCTGCTCGGGATGACGAGCGCTCGACTCATCGGTCGATCCACCACCGGAACGGGCCCGAGTGAGCAACTGACCGTTGGCAGCGGCTTGAAGTTGAGCGGCGGCTCCCTGATCGTAGATCCAAACGCGGTAGTTCCTGCTACGGCGACTGTGACTGCAGGAACAGGCCTGACGGGTGGCGGAGATGTCAAGGACAACCCATCGTTCGCCGTGGATTTCGCGGCGAACGGAGCGTCGAGCTCCACGAAGGCCGTGCGTGCGGACGACACCCGGATCGTGCCGTGGTCAGACTCGACGCCTACGGTCGCGACGAACCTTTCTGGCGTTCCGGCCGGGACGATCATCCCGTCCGGGGAAACGGCCATTGATGTCCTCGAGAGGATCCTGTACCCGTACCAGACCGTCTCGTTCTCGAACTTCGCGGCGTCCGGGGTGCAGTCCGTGTACGAGATCGGGCAGATCTTCCCGACGACGAGCACGGCATCTTGGACGATCAACGGCCCGAGCGGCAACTGGGTCGCAGGCAGCGGTACGGTGACGTTCACAGACCCGACGGGATTCGCGACGCAGATCGCATCGGGATTCAATGCGACCACGCTTTCGACGCCGATTACCTATCCGGCGTTCACGATTCCAACGCTGCCGCGCACGCAGAACACGATCAAGATCCGGCTGTCCGCGACTCAGCAGCAGGGCTCAACAACGCCCGCCGACATCGACCGCGCTTGGTACTCGCGTTGGTACTTCGGCAAGTCCACGAACGCGAACCTGACGACCCCGACGTTTGACATCACTGGCACGAACAGCGGAGCCCTGCTTCAGACCACGGCGGCGCAGGGTCCGACGAACTTCTCTGCCTCGGTCGGTGCAGGAGCCGGATTCTTCTACCTGTTCATCCATGACTCGTACACGCTGAACAACGATGCCCCGTACTACGGCCTGAAGTACGGCGGCAACGCTCTCGCGCAGGATCCGGTCACGACCGTGAACCTGACGAACGCCTACGGCGTGAGCTCGACGTACAAGCGGTACAAGGCAACCAACTCGCTCAGCGACGCCATCACCATCGTGGTGAACCCGACTTCGTAACCATGCCCATCGCAGGAACAGTCCCGCTGTCAGGGCCGATCGCGCCGTCATCGACGAGCGATACGTATCCCGTCACGGATCCGCAGTACGGGCTTGGGGGCCTTCGGACGGTCGCGGACATCACGGCTCGCAACGACATCCCTTCCGCCAGAAGGCAGCAGGGAATGATCGTGTACGTCATCTCGACCGAGAAGTACTACTCGCTCGTAGGCGGCGTAGGCAATCAGGATTGGATTGAGTTCACGGGGGATTCCGGCTATTTCGCCATCACCAACCCACAGGATGGCGATGTTCTCATTTACGCTAATGCCGCAGCAGCATTTGCAAACAACCCCAAGGAAACGCTGACAGACGGCGGAACCTTCTGATAGGAGCAGACCATGCCGAACACGATTCGCATCAAGCGCAGAAACACCGGAAATGCCGGGGCACCCGCCAGCCTTCAGTCAGGCGAGCTCGCATTCAACGATGTGGACAACACGCTGTACTACGGGCGCGGCGACAACGGCAGCGGAGTGGCGACTACTCGCCCCGCTATCGCAGGCGTCGGTTCGTTTGTCGCGCTGGCAGAGACGCAGACGATCACCGGGAACAAGACCTTCAGCGGCACCGTCAGCCTCGGATCGTCGGCGACCGCCACGACTCCGGGCACGGGCAGCAACGACACAACGGTCGCCACCACCGCGTTCGTCGTTTCCAAGACCACCGGATTCGGCACGGGCACGGTCACGAGCGTCGGCCTGTCGCTCCCGTCCTTCATCTCGGTCTCCAACAGCCCGGTCACGACCTCGGGCACTCTGACGGGCACGCTTGCCGCGCAACCAGCGAATCAGATTTTCGCCGGACCGAGCATTGGTTCTAGTGCGGCGCCGACTTTCCGCGCACTGGTCGCTGACGATGTCCCGTCGATCAACTTCCTGAACATCGGCGGCAACCTGTCGCTGTCGAACTTCAGAATCACGAGCCTGTCCGAGCCGATCAACGCTTCGGATGCCGCAACGAAGAACTATGTCGATACGACCGCGCAGGGCATCCACACGCACACCTCGTGCCGAATGGCTACCGCTGCGGCGCTTCCGACCTGCACCTACGCAAACGGCAGCAGCGGTGTCGGCGCAACCCTGACGGCAACCGCGAACGGGGCGCTGACCGTCGATGGAGTTACGGTCGCTACGAACGACCGCATCCTCGTCAAGAATCAGGATGCGTCGCAACTTCAGAACGGTGTCTATGTCGTGACGAACACGGGCAGCGCCGGAGCGCCGTTCGTGCTGACTCGCGCCACGGACATGGATCAGGCGTCGGAGTTCCCGGCGTCCTTTGAGTTCGTTGAGGAAGGATCCACCAACGCAGACTCAGGATGGATCTGCACGACCAACGAGCCGATCACAGTCGGCACGACGGCCATCACCTTCACGCAGTTCAGCGGTGCGGGTCAGATCACGGCAGGCAACGGCCTGACCAAGACGGGCAACACGCTGTCCGTGCTGTCCGCGAACGCGGCCCGGATTGCCGTCAGCGGTTCCGGCGTTGACCTTGCGACCGTCACCACGACCACGCCCACGGGCTCCGCAGGCACTTCGTTCGTGTCGGCGGTTGCCACCGATGGCTATGGCCGTGTCACTTCGGTCACGACCTCCCCGGCGGTAGTCGCGTCTACCTCGGCAGCGGGCATCGTGCAGTTGACGGATTCTGCATCCACGACTTCGAGCACGCTTGCGGCGACCGCTACCGCCGTCAAGGCCGCAAAGGATGTCGCCGATGGTGCCCTGTCGCGCAGCAGCGGCGGCACCATGTCGGGCAAGATCACGATGAAGGCGAGTGACACCACCGCGCCTTACAACATCCCGCAGGGCACTCAGGATCCCACTTCCCCGGTCACGGGTGACTTTTGGAACAACGGCGGCAACCTGTTCCTGCGCGATGCGTCCAAGAACAACCGCATCCTGTGGGCAGACCTTGGCAACCTCACCGCCACCGTGTCCCCGGCGCAGGGCGGCACGGGCGCAACCTCTTTCACGGCGGGTGCGCTGCTGAAGGGCAACGGCACGAGCGCGATCCTCACGGCGACCGCCGGAACGGATTTCGTCAAGGCCGGGACGCTGACGGTCGGCGAAGTCTTCTTTGCTGCATCGACCGCTTCGGACGCTTCCTTCAACATCGCCACGGGCATCGATCCAACCTCGCCTGTTGCGGGCGATGTGTGGTCTACGGGCACGGCGATCAAGTTCCGAAACAGCGTTTCGTCCACCAAGACCTTCGCTTTCCTTGACAGCAACATCACGGGCACTGCGGCAGGGCTGTCCGCAACCCTTGCGGTCGGGTTCGGCGGCACGGGGGCGACCACGCTCACGGGCTATGTGAAGGGCAACGGCACGAGCGCGATGACCGCTGCGGCCACGATCCCGAACACGGACATCACCGGGCTCGGCACGATGTCCACGCAGGCGGCGTCCAATGTGAGCATCACGGGCGGCACCATCGACGGCATCGTCCTTGACGGCGGTACCTTCTGATTCATGCCGAACACGATCCGCACCAAGCGCAGTTCCACGGCAAGCGCAGTCCCATCGGGATTGCAGGCCGGGGAACTTGCCGTCAACACGACCGACAAGACGCTGTTCGTCGGGGACGGCACGAACACGCATGAGTTGACGCGCCGTGCGGCAAGCAGCAACAGCGGCGCATCGACCCGCATCCAGTTGTCTTCGTCAACCGGGGCACTCACGGACAGCAGCACCCTCACCTTCGATGCATCGGCAGGCACGCTGACGGCTGGTTCGCTGCAAGTCACAAACGACACGACGCATACGACCATCGCCCGTACCGGAAACAGTTCACGACAGTTGAACTTGATGCAGGCAAACGGCGGCAAGGTGGTGATCGGGGACGGTCTGCTTCAACGAGACAGCATCCGGTTCGTCGTGGATGAAGCCAATAACAGGATTGCCTGTGAGGCCACAGAGTTCACTGCGGAAGTCGGTCTGCGAGCCCCGCAGATTTCACTTTGGGACGCCAATCAGTCGCACTCTGTAACGCTTCTAGCCGCAAACGAGATCACTTCCAATGTCTTTCTGACTTTGCCTGCCACCGCAGGGAGCAACGGGCAAGTCCTCACGACCAACGGCACGGGCACGCTTTCGTGGTCAACACCGAGCGGCAGCGGTTCCGTGCCTGACTTCCTGCTGTTCAACGCAGGCATCATCTAGGATCCCGACATGGCGACATCAGCCCAATACACGGCGCAGCCGATCCTTGAGTACTCGCAACTCACGACGGGAGATGCCTCGCGCACCGCTCCGACCAATGCCGTGGAAATCACGGCAGGTCCGAACGCGACTGCTGGCGCAGGTGTCGGCAAGCGAATCACGAAAGTGACTTGTCACGCAACGGGAAACACCGTGAACGGAATGCTCCGTTTCTTCGTGTCTCTTGACAACGGGACAACCAAGCGACTGATCCTCGAAAAGCCGAAGCCCAATGTCACTCCGAGCAGCAGTGTCTCGGCAGTCAGGATTGAGGTTGCGGAACTCGTGGGCATGATGCTGCCCGGTGGAACGGCAAACAAGTTGTTCGCAACCACCTCCGACACCGAAACTTGGAATGTCATCGTGGAGTCTGCGCTGCTGTGAACCAAGGGATATACGGTTTTCCTGATCGAAAGTCGTCCGATCTGGCGACTCGGCTGTGGATGCTCAACACGAGCAACGCTATTCGTGTTGACGAATACACCACGAGCGGCACATACAGACGCATCAGTCCTCCTGGTGGCGCCAACTACCTGACCATTCTTGCTTTCGGCGGCGGAGGCGGCGGGCAGGGCGGAGGTGCCCGGAATACCGCAGTGGAAACAACCGGCGGCGGTGGAGGCGGAGGCGGAGGCACCGCACTTGTCAGTTTTGATCTTCGGTACTTCCCGAACCAGTTCGTGCTCCGGAAGCCGATGGTGCTTGAAGTAATCGTTGGTGCAGGCGGCGCTGGCGGAGCAGGCAGGAATACTGCCGGACTCGGCAACGGAGGTTCGACCGGAGGTACGACCTCCGTGAATCTGACACTGACCAACGACACCAACCTGATGCGTCTTGCTTGGGCAGCAGGCGGACTTCCCGGATCCGGATCGGGCGGTCAGCGACAGGGCGTCGGTGGCGAAGGAATGATGATGGGTGGCCTGTCGCGAAACACCTCGCTTGGGATTCGTGGGCAGGATGGCGGCGGCACTCCGGGGTGGAACTCCGGCGGATTCCGATTCCCTCGCCAATGGAGTACCTCTTCGTACGACATCCCAAGCATCCCATACATCTGCGGCGGGGGAGGAAGCGGCGGGGTGATCAACACCGATGGCGTGTCCCGGCAGACGGGAGGTTCGGGCGGCACCGGGTACTTCTGGTACGAGGCGTATCTTGCAGCCGATGGGGGCACTGGCGCAGGACGAGACGCCACCTTGCAGGACATGATCTTCGCCGGATGCGGCGGCGGTGGCGGGTACTCGGCAGTCATCGCGGACAACGCGAATGCCTTCAACGGCGGCAACGGAATCCGTGGCGGAGGAGGCGGCGGGGGCGGCGGGATTTACATGAGCGCAAGCCCGGGCACCTATTCGTCAGGCGCAGGCGGCACGGGCGGAACTGGCTACTGCATGCTCCTTTGGACCCCCTGACATGGAACGGTACGCACTCATCCAAGAGGAAGACAACATCGTCCGCACCATCGTCGCGGTCGCGCCGGATCAGGCGTGGCATTGCGATGATGATTGTTTTCAGATCCTCCTGAATCCCGGGGAGGACTGCGACATGGGCTGGCTGTATCGTGCCGAGGACACCCCGAGATTCGTCCCATGACCGTAGAGCCCGGTTCCAACATCGTCAAGTTGTCCGCAGGTGATTGGTTCAAGATCGGCGGCGTGGCCCTAGGGCTAGCGGCAAGTTTGATCGGGGTGTATCTGCATCACGACAGGCTGCTCACGCAGTTGGTGACGCAGCAGCAGTACACGAACAACAGGCTTGATCGGATTGAGACCAAGTTGGATGAGAGCCCTCGCCGCTAGCGTCTGCGTGGCCCTCGCGGCCTGCAACCCGGTCGAGCGCATCTCCGAACGCGCCAACGACATCAGGACGGAGGCAAAGGCCCTCGAGGAGCACGGCAGGGCTACCGGGGATCAGGTGGTCGTCACGAGCGCGCAGCGAATCGACGGATACGCATCCGACATTCACGGAGAGATTCCCAACGTCCAGAACAAGACGCCGGAGTGGCTCAGTACGCTCAAGTGGTGGGGCATTGCGCTTGCGGCGGTGGCCTGCGCGTTGATTCTGTGGCAGTCCGGGGCCGGACAGGCGCTTCGAATCGCGGTCGGGTGGATCCCGCGCCGAAAGGCGAACGCCGCGGAGCTCGCAGTCGATATGCTCGACCCCTCGCGCCCGGAGGGTGATCGGGAGTATGTTGCAGCCATGCGGGCACAGGACCCGGAGTTCGACGCTGCGTTCCGAAGAGCGCAGTCCCGCAAGAAGAAAGGACCGTGATGAGCCAGTTCATCGGATCGCTTTGGTTCGCCCTTCTCCTCGGCTGCGTCGGATTCGCGGCCGGATGGTTCGTCAAGGGCAAGTACGGCCACCGTCTTTGACGGAAGGGGGAGGGCATGAGCGGCATCCTGAACGCCGCCTGCTGCTGCACGGATCAGTCCTGCCAGCGCAAGAGGCCTTTCGAGGTCACGATGCGCTATCGCGCCGCGTATCAGCGGCACATGAAGTTTGCGGGAAACCGCTCTGCAGACCCACCACCGCCGCCGTGCCCTCCCGTTTCACTGGTCTGTGACTGTCCGGAATTAGCGTGTGTCGCGGTTCTGGACAACCCGACGCAGCCATGCAGCATCATCAACCGGGAGCAGAACCTCGTGTCGTACCTCGACACGAGCGACCTCGTCATCAGCGTCCCGTACTGGCAGACCACGACCGAGACGCAGGGCATCGAGCCGGCCTGCGGATGGAGAGTTGATCTCGGAGCCGGCCCCGTGCAGTCAGGAATGACGTTCACGGGGCAGCGCGAGGTCGACCGAAACTATGCGGTGGTGAAGTACGACCTGAACTACTCGACCTGCGCCCGGTGCGTCGAGGTCGATGTGAATGCGAGCGGGGCGACGGACGTCGTGCTCCATGTCGACTACAGGTGGCGCTGCTTGTATCTCGCTCCCCCTTCCTACTTCAGCGTGCGCCGCGAGGTCTCCGGCATCTACCTGAACTGGAGTTACGAGATCAACGGAGGCCAGTTCGTGGTCAAGAATGCGCTCGGCGTGATCGTTTCGTCCGTGAACCTTCTGCCGCTCACGCTTGCGCAGGCCCGAGCCGCGATTGACGCGCTTGCGGGAGTGCAGTGCATCGCGAACTTCGGAACCATCCCGGCCAACACGATGCCCGCCTCGTTGATCGAGGACAAGGCGAACGCGCTGCTCCCGCTGGCCTACCAGCCCGTCCCCTTGTTCGCTCCGCTGAGCAGGGAGGTGGAGTGGTACCAGCACGGGAACTACGGACCGAGTTGGACCGTCTACACGCGACTCGGTTCAAATCCGAATAGCGGCGCGATCGCGCTGTCGATCAAGTACCCGCTCAAGGCTGCGTGCGATCCAAGCAGCGCGGATTTCACGGGCGGCACGGGCAAGGGCGCGGAGCTCTCGTTCTGCAAGTGCATCGCGGCGCAGCAGGTAGACCTTGCGAACACTTACGACCCGTTTAATGACCCGAACTTCGCGACATACGGCCTGTATGGAGCAGGAGTGTTCGGTATTGGCTGGCTCGGATCATGGAGCATCAACTGCTCCGATCCATCTCCGCAGTATGTCTGGACACCGCCGGACTGCTCATCGCCGCCGGACCCGGGATTTGGCTGGGGATTCCTGCTCGGCCCGTACGGAACCCGCGCCACGACCTGTGGCACTGGCATGGACATCTGTTCGGATGCAAGCGTCCCAGTTCCGACGTATTGCTATACCTACACCGATTCAGAATCAGATTTGTGCGGCTGCGGAGAGGCTGTTGACAACTACTGCCTGCGATACGAAGAGGTCAGCGGCTGGCATACGGCCAAGTACTTCGAGGTCGCGAGGGTCTGATGCGAGCTCACCTGACGAACCGGATCGGCACGTGGGAGGTCGAACTGCACGAGGACGGCAGGCTCGAGGTCGTCTCGTTCGAGAAGGCTCAGCCGATGCGTGGCCTCGGCGATGCGGTCGCCCGGGTGACGGGAGCCCTCGGGATCCGGCCCTGCCCCGGGTGCGACAAGAGGCGGGAAGGGCTGAACCGGGCGGTGCCGTTCCCCGGGCGAGCGCCGGAAGGCCCGGCAGAGGCCCCGTAAAGCGCTCGGGAGGCCCGGGTGGCCCCGCCGCCCGGGCGCGGCTCGGGCGGCTCTAAAGGCGATCCAGCGGCCCGGGAAAGGGAACCGCCCCGGCTCCGTCGTGGGGCCGAGGCGGTTCTTGGCGGACGGGTCGGGGCCGGGTCGGGAGGCACGAGCCTCCCTCCCCTCGTCAGGCGACCGCGCTCGTCCGTCAGGTGGGCCAGACGTAGGGCAGATCAGGCGGCTCGCTCCAGCCGAATCGCCCGTAGTACTCCGGCTCCTTGCGGAGCAGGTTGCTGCGATGCGAGGCGTGTAGGTCTACGCGCCCGATCCAAGGCGGGAGCGGCGCATCCGGGTCGTGATCCGGGATTGCCATCGTGTTGCGGTAGCCGCGCCCGATCCACTCCACGATGTTCTCGCGCAGGTAGTTGCGGAGCGCCCGGTCATAGCCTGACCACATCCTCGTGGCCGGGTGGTTGGCCCACCCACGCGACTCGCCCATCAGGGCGCGCAGGATCTGGTACGACTCGACTCGCTGCTTGCCCAGACGGCGAGTGTCCAGCACGGAGCAAGACTCGGCGAACCCGGGGTAGGGGAGGAAGGTCTGCATCAGTCCATCTCCACCGGGTGGCCGAGCATCCACGAAGGCATGACATCGAGCAGGGAGGCATCCGGATCGCGCTGCGGCGGATCGCCGACAGCGCCGTCCGTGAGCCCGTGCAGCGCTGCGGAGGCGCACTCGATGGTGCGTTTGGCATCGCACGCGCACACGTTCACGGCATGATCGCACGGGCCGATCTCGGACAAGGAGGTACGGGCGAACTCAAGCAGGTCGCGGAGCGCTCGCACATCGGCGGCGCTGATCTTGGTTGCAGTCGTCATGACGCAGTCTCCGTAGTGGGGGTTGAAGTGAACAGCGTGCGGAAGAACGCACGCGCCTTGTTGCAGGACGGGAACGATCGAATCACGGTGGCGTCGGGCACGGACACGCCTTCGCCGATCCACAGCACGACCCACTTGTGGTCAGCTCCGTGTCCGGTGATGGTGCCATCGAAGATGGCGTAGTGGCCGCGCCGGGTGTCGGCCGTGTTGCCTCGCCGCTCACAGATGTAGCCCGGAACGGGCGAGTGTGGCTTGCGGCGCGGCGTGACGGCGTCAGGCATGATGCTTCTCCTGTGCTTGAGTGTTGCGAGTGAAGGTGGGGGTGGGCACGGTGCCCACCCCCGGCGTGTGCGTCAGTAGGTCACGGCGAAGGTCATCGCGCCCGACTTGTCTGGCTGATCCCAACACTTGCTGCGTCCGCACGGCATCCCGTCGAACCAGCCGCCGTTGTAGCAGCGGCCCTCCTCGCGCACGGCATCATGCGCGATGGCTGCGTCCGCCTCCGTGGCGAACCACAGGATCCCGAAGCAAATGCGCTCGTCCACGAACACGGTCTTGGCCGTGCGTCCGTCCTTGGTCTTGACTTCCACTTGGGAGCTGCTGATGTGCCGAATCATGGTTTAGCGGCTCCCTCGCAGAGCGGCCTGAACCTGACACATGGACTCCGGCATGGTGGGTTGAGCGGGACGGCGATCGGTCAGGCCGTGCGCGTAGGCGAACGTATCGGCCTTGTTCTGCAGCATCATGTGGCAGTACTCGAACACGGCGCGGTTGAGCAGGTCGTACTCGATGCCTCCGACGCTCTCGACCATGCGGAGCATGGCGCAGATGGTCGCCTGTCCGCCCGGGTTGAAGGTCAGGTCCATCTGCATCTCGGCTGCTTGCAGCACGAGGCGACCAAGGTCCTCACGAGTTCTTGCGCTGATCATCGTTCGTTCTCCTTCGCTCGCGTCCGGCGAGATCGGCGCGGCGCGACATGCGCCACTGCAGGCATCATACCCTACCCCGCCGTAGGCGCTAGTCCCCCTGACCGTCAAAGTGGCGACTTTCGGAGAAATTCTCGCGCCCCGCATTCCGGCATCCCAAGTGAGGGCGGCAGGCCCGGTTCGACCGTAAATGCTCTAGGAGGCCCCGGGCTCCCGGACGGGCCACCGGGTCACCCGGGCGGCGCGGACGCGTCTGGGGGCATTTGGCGAGGCGTCCTGCAGCGCCCGGGCCCGGTGCGGGGCGGGTGGCCGCAGGCGCCACCCGCCCCGAGGAGTAGGCCGGGTCACTTCAGGTCGAGACGCCACCCGCGCTCGCCGAGCGCCGCCCCGGGCACCGGAGTGCCTGCTTCGAGCGCGGCGCGGATCGCATCGCGATCCACGGCGTGCGTGACCTTCGGAATCATGTACTCCGGAGGCAGCGCCGCCGTGTCCGTGATCTCGACGGGGATCTTCCCGCCGTTGCGCTTCACAGACAGCCGGAATCGGTCGGTGTCGACCTTCGTCCGGCCCGTCTGCTGCATCGCGATCATCAGCGCCTCTCGCAGGCGCTTCGCGAGCGCCTCGTCGGAAGCGGCGAGAAGCGCGATGCGCTCGGACTCCTCCTTGCGTGCAGCGGCCCTCGTCTCCGCGACGCGGATGAGCGCCGCATAGTCGTCGGCCTTCGAATCAAAGGCCTCCGCGAGCGCCGCAGCGTGTTCGCGGAAAGCGTTCTCCACCTCGGGCGACTCCGCGCCGAACTGGTCGAAGGCCTCAAGCAGCCCAAGCATCTCGGACTTGATTGCGTACAGGCTCATGCGGTTCCTTTCAGAAGGGGACGTCGTCGTCCAAGTTCGCGGGAGTCGCCGTGGGCGTCTCGGGCTTCATCGACTTGCGCTCGATCTTCGAGACGCTTCGGGCCTCGAAGTATCCCGCGTTGTTCCAGTCCCACT